TCACTTTTCATCCGTCGTTGACACCTTTTCTGTATTGGTAGCCAAAGCCTCACCAATCATGCTGCCGATTTGTTCCATTTCTTCTTTGGTTAAAGGCATGTCGCCCTCCGTATTATTGCTATTGGTTGCAGGTGAATCCTGCGGAGTGAAAAGGGATTTAACTTTGTTTGCGATGATGGAAACCCATGACTCTTGACGGGTTACCGCTGTCCCTGTGTCGGAAAAAGTAATTTTTCCGCCTTCAGATTTGTAGCCGTAGACCTGTGCATCACCGCCGTTCTTGATGATGACTGCTTGAGAATCTGTGAAGTCGGCAATCCATGCATAGTCGTTGTCACCCGGTGTAAATCGGTCTTTTGCAGCTTTCTCTAACCGGCACTCACGCTCACGAAACGACTCGCCAATCAGTGCACCAGAATTAGCCTGTAATGGCGTTGCCAGGTCAGCGTTAACCATGAGGCCAACACCTTGCTCTGGTGTTGCGGCTCCGATCTCATGAAGCAGGATTGCGTCGTGATCCATGCGAACAATATCCGCCACCCAGTTAGCCCCCAGCGCACGCTGCTGCTCATTCGGCTCAAGTTCATTAAGGAACGCGGCAACGCTGCTGTGAATTGGCGGGACATCCTCACCTCGTTCGATAGCCTCTACCCGCGCCAGTAATTCACGACCACCCTCAGAGCGGCTGGCGACCTCAACATCAACCCATTTCTCTACGTAGATGCGGTTGCCTGATTTCTTAACGTTGCGGTTCCATGCGCCAATGTGGCCCTGGTTAATACCTTCAGCGCTGAATGCTGAGACGAAAGCACCATTAACCTCTGGATGCCCGAGCGGTGCTAATGTCCCCTCAAGCCCAGAGTAATGAGCATCAATCTGTTCTGATGTATACAAACCGCCATTCATGACCACATTTGCCGGAAGTGTGTAGCTCGGCAAAACCCAGTGCTCTTTACCGTTGTATTTCTCACGCCGAATTGATTTGTTATTCACCCTTGTAGTGATGTTTACCTGAATTAACATGATTTATTCCTCAGCCCACGGATAGCCGCGCTTAGCCATTTGTTTGCGTTCCTCTATTAATTTCTCAACGATTGACGGGTTAAGAACCTCGCCTTTCTCGTTGACCAAAACCTCTATCTGAGCGCAGTGGCAGTTAATTGGGTTGCCATCAACCGAGTACCACGTCTCGACCTGTTCAATCGTGTAGGTATGCGAGTGCCTGATCGCATGGCCCCGGCGCGTAGTTGGCAGCAGCGCGGAGATGTGAAGCAGTCGAACGTGAAGCCCAAGTGATTCCGTCTCTCTGGCTTCCTCTCGCCTTGCTCTGCGTAGCGCTCCCGGTATTTCGGTCTGCGATATTCGGTTGGCGCGTCGAATCTCTACGCCGACTTGATCGCGCAAGTTACGTGCCACTTCTTTCGGGTTTAGTCCGCGCCCGATCCCGTCCGTCAGCACTCGCGCCATATCGCGCTTAGTGTCAGCAGTAAATCCCTTCATCTCTTCAAATACTCGCGCATAAGTCAGAGCCATGCGGCGCTGATACGGAGTACTTAAGAGAATGGTTTGCAGAGATTCACGACTTGCCGCGTAGGTTGCGGATTGCTGACTAAGGTTGACGTATGCCTGATTCGTGCCGCGTATTGCAGCAGGCTCGACATAATCCTCGCTGAACCACAAATTGTTTTGCCCACCATCCAGCAGCACAGCATCAACGAGCACGCTCGCATCATTCAGCACGATGTTGAGTAGTAGCGGGTCAAGCTGGTATTCGTATCTGCGGTTAACTACTGGTGAAGCGGGGAATCTGTCTAATGCGTCGATGTAAGCTTTCTGAACTTTCCTTAAGCGCCTGGCGAAATCTGCCATCGCCTTTCGCTCTAACGCATTAAGCCCGGTCGGGTCACTCTTGTTCTTCGGTATTATCGCTGGTTTCGGTCTCGCGGCCATCGTCAGTCTCTCCTAATGGTTCTACACCATCTGGCTCGTAACCTGCCGCAACGCGAATCTCTTCACCACTAAATACCGCCTCGCCGGTTGCCATTGATGAGTTGTTGATTTGAGACATTTTCACAGCACTATCCAGCTTCTCAGATGCTGTTTGTTCGTTCAGCTCATCCCAGATAACCGTTTTCATTGAAACTGAATCAATGATCCCGAGGTCGATTAGCTTGTTGCAGAAATCCTCAATATCAAACGACAGTTCGCGATTGCGACGGGATTGGCATCGCGTATTGAAGTAACGATTATCCTCTGTACTGGCCCTTTCACCGGTTTGTGACATCGCCAAAATCCGCGCAGGGATATCAACAGCAGATGAGACGGTTTGCAGGTTAACGTTATAAGTCGGTTCAGGGTCGGCCACTGCGGTGACAAGTGGCGTTACACTCGCGCCCTGCGTTGTCAAAAGAACATCGTTCCCCCGATTAATCTCAGTAGCCGCTTCGTTAAACTTATCCTGAAGCTCATCAACACTTACCCCATACAGGGAGGCGAGATTGCTAAAGTTTATTTCCTTTTCGAAGTTGAGATTAAGCTGCCTGGCTGCGTTTTTGAGGAATGACTCACCTGATCCACCCTCAACCTTTTCTAAGCTAACAAAGGCGTTATATGCAGGTTCAAGGAAGCCGATAGCGTCACGACTGTAATCACCCAAGATGAAAACGCGGTCAGGGTGAATTTTCACGCGCCGACTTGCCCCATTCGGGAGCGTTTCGCTGTATTGCCACATCTTCGGCTTGCCGTATGATGTGGAATTCAAATCAGTATCCCACTCTGCCGGAACTAATGTGCCAGCCCATGCAGGTGTGATCTTCTCTAACCCGCGTCCTTTGACTACTGACGCATTCCACGCCCCACTATCACGAACATGGAGCAGTAACCCCGAATAGCGCCCAACCAAGCGCCGCATGTCAGCATCAGCGAATTGTTGCCACAGGCGATTAGTGAATACAGCTTTCAGGCTTTTTTCCCACGGAGTTACAGCGCCTGACTCATCCTTTTCCTCACCCTCGATAATCTCTGGATTAGTCAGCCAGCATGTACCAACAAGCTTATTTACCGCGCCATGGGCGATACCGCCGCGCCGATAGAGCTTGTACAGGTCATTAAAGTTTAATTCCTCTTTGAATCCGTACTCGCACCATGCATTAGCGCGTTTAGCATCAAGCCCCATTCCGGTATTGAGCAGGCCCATGCGAGCGCGAACCATGGCCGACTCACTGATTGCGCTGTTAATCTGCAATGCATGGTTAACAGCAAGCTGTAATTTGTCTGTCATGCTGATCCCTATCGGTATGGCTTGGGAGGCGGTGGTGGCGGAGCGGGACGAACAACCCGATCCCCTGGCTTGTATGGTGGAGGGGTTGATTCTTTTTTCATGATTTATTACCCATTAGTCGTTTCGGAAGCATCATGCCCATAGACTGCGGCTTATGTTTTATATATCCATCTAAGCCGTAACGAACGCCATCCCAGCAGTGGTTGTTCTTATCCTCGATCACCGGCAGCACTTCGCCAGTAGTCCGGTCTGTCTTGTACGAATATAGCCGGGCTTCTTTAGCTGTCTCTTTGCAGCGAGGGTGGATGATGATCTGCTTAAATCCGCGTAGGCAGGTTATGCCATCTTCAACACTGCCCGGCCACTTCTGAGCAGATGCAATATTGAATCCCTGCGCCTTGATATGGCTTATTGTCTCTGGCCGTGAGTTATCGGCTTTGATAGGCCATTTACGCGACTGAGGAATGCCGGGGAATTTAGCCTCGTCTGTGGCTTTCCATTCTTCTATTTGTTTAGGCTTGGCATCTTCCTTCCCGGCGTAGAATTTCCACATGTCGTCGAGTTCGACGTGATTACCGTAAGCCTCATATTCGATGTATAAATTGCTATCGAGAATAAACATGCGGATAAGTGTGCTCGGGTCTTTCGCAAACCCGAAATCTGCACCAAATAACAGTCTTTCTGACTTCTCCCACAAGTCATCAGGGAAGCTTTGAATGACATATTTATTAGCCAGAACCTGCTTATCAGAGTTTTCGAGGTAAGCCCCCTCCCAAATCCATGCGTAATCCGCATAGTCCATGCTGGCGAGGTCATCCTGTCGTTCTTCTTCTAGCACGTCAGGGAACCATGGGTTATCGCCATAGTTCATCTCGACAATCATTGAGTTTTTCGGAGGGGTCTTTCTGAATCGCTTGTCAGTAGCGCTACCATCTTTCTCTGGGTTCCATGTTACCCATATCTCTGATCCAGCTTCGCGAACGGTGGGCCTGAGTTTCTTCCATGCGATATCAGAAACAGATTCGGCTTCATCCACCCACGCAACAAGAATACGGGCCTTGGATTTTATGCTGTCGAGGTTGTGCCGTAGGCCACAAAACACATAGCTCACATTTCGGTTTTTAGTCCGAATGTACTTCTCACCAATATCGAAATAATCATCAAGCCAGGGGACAGATCGAATAGCCTGTTTCACTTCCTGCATGGATGACTCTTCGAGAGAGTTCATATATTCACGGGCGCAGAGTATTACACCACTTAACCCCTGCTCTGCTGCCTGATACGCTTTCACTGCGCTCATCAATGCGAACGTGCGCGTCTTGGCAGAACCGCGCCCACCGTAAGCGCCACGGTAACGAACGCCCTCAGTTGCAAATACAGGGACTAACTTAGCGGGAATATGTAGGTCAACTTGGCTTTCCATTTGATGGCTCTACCCCTACCAACCTGATTGTTGTTGGCTTAGTTGCCATGCTGCCATCTGATGAAGTGTGATCGACTACTAGCTTATCCAGTCCGACTAGCTTTGCCTTACCCATCGTTGCAGCAACTGCGGCCGATGATTGAGGTGTCTCTGCGTCCAATGCGGCTTTGCGAGCTTCTTCCAACTCCTTAATCAGTGAATCAACGGTTACATTGTGGCGCTGCTTAATCTCACTCTGTAATTCAGCCACCCTTGCCGCGATCTTGCCGTTATCAAGCAACTCTTTAGCTTTGCGATTAATACTTTCAGGCTTCATCTTGTCAGCAGCATACGCCGTCCGATAAGCCTCTGAAGCATTACCCGTTTCGATGTATGCCTGACAGAAAGCCTCTTGCTTGATTGTCAGACTTGCCATAATAGAATATTCCACTGGTTGATAAAGTCTCAGCCGCTGATTGTCCGACACCTTGACGTGAGAAAACCTCTATAAGATTCTGTCAAAGGCACTTAATCAGCACCTTTTGCAGAGTTTTATAAATTCAATGCTTTCATTCGATAACGATCGTTTTAAACGATCAATAATCGTTTATTGATCTGTACAACCAATTTCCATCCCTATGAATTGACTGTCATTCTTTTGTCAAACAAAAAGGATGGCGGCAATGTGGATTAAATTTAAGAATTGGTGCATGACAACGACTGTGTATTACTCATCAGTGATAGTAGTGATAATTATCAGCGAATTGTCGTTTTTTGCCGCTATTACATATCTAATAGCAGAATGCTTTTAGTTGATTGAGAGCTGTTGTGAAAGTAGCTCTCAATTTGTCTTTATTATCTATTCGCAGCTTTGCAACCTCTTAGGGCTTCAAGCACACGTTAGTGATATACGCCTGCAAGCCTTCTATTTGGGTTGTGGCAATTCCGATGCGCTCACGGAGACTGAGATAATCCCTTCGAGCGGCTGGAGTAAGTTCGGGGCCGGTAACATCATCCATGCCGGTGGTACCGGTGGCTTTGGGCACTGGCTTTGGACATGTTGCGTTGAGCTGCAACCGCTTAGTGCCAGACTCGATATCAGCACGAAGGCGCTCGTTTTCAGATTTGGCATCTGCCAGCTCCCTTGTGTATTTGATATCGATAGCGGCTACGTCTTGGCGCTGGGTTTCTATCTGGTCGAGGGCTGCTTGTTGTTGCCTGGCCACTGCTGTTATTTCTGCCACGTCACGCTGAAGAGTGGTCACTCGCCCCTGGTAATAGGTCACGCCAAACAGCAGGACCACGGCTACAGCAATGAGTATTGCCGTTACCCGATTCATGCCGGATAGTCTTTAAATGGAAGCTGGAAGTGAGGCCCGTCTTTTAGCGTCTGCCAGTCACCGCCCCACTCAATCGGAACGCCAACATCTTTGGCTGCCTGTTTGAATGCGCTGGCTATCTGCTCGTAGTATTTCCATTCCCATGAGCCGCCTACAGTTGGATAAGCAAACACGTCGATAGCGTGTCCGGTCAAGTGGCGGCCATTCATGGTCTGGCTTTTACCGGTGGCCACCAGCCACTTTTGCCGTTCTACAGTACGGAGACCTTCAATAACGCCAAAATCGACTACTGATAACTCCAAGGCGCGTCGAACAACTTTCACCAAGTCAGGGTTAACGCCCTTGAGATTATTGTCACTGCGCTGGCTGAAGCGAAAATTACTGATTTTCATTGCTGCCCCCTGTCTTGCTGCCAACAATGCGTTTAAGTACGGAGCCGATATAGTCAGTACCCATATAGCCGATAAATACGCTAAGTATTAATGTCCAGCCCGGCTCTACGCCGAACATCGTTAGTACATCTTCAATAAACCACGCGATGAGTGAGCACATAGCAGCATCAAGCATGACTTGCGCCCGCCCTCCACCTGCGTACATGCCGCGCAAAGTTGCCATAATTGCAGCCAGCCCGGCGCTGATAAGTTCGCCGCGATGCTCTCCGATCCATACGATGATCAGACTCCAGATATCCGGTGACCTGTGCATTTTCATATCCACCCCCCGTCTGGGGAATCCTTTCCCGGCGCGTATGTCGGGTACTGTGATAAAAAAAGCCACCAGATTTGGTAGCTTTATGTGTTTCCCCCTCCAGGTTTAGGATAGGGGAGAGGCTTGAATAATTTTGTGTTGAGCCGCTTTCTGGCCCGTTTATTCAAAAACTTGATATAGCGGAACTGGGTAAATTTATGTGCTGTCGCCCGGTGAATATTGGCCTGCAGATGTAAGCCCCGCGCACCCGCTTTGCTGGCCTTAGTGGTTAAAGCAATCTTGTGGTACCACTCGCCGTCTAATTCATAAAACGTGCTTTGGTGGCTACCGACATAATCAAAATTACTGGCCTGATACACCACACCGAAGCGACCACACCGTTCATCAGCAAATGTCTGCACCCATTCAACGCTGCGGTGAAGCAATTTGATAGTTTTGAGTGCGTAGCTGATCGCCCGTGATTCTGTATTGGTCAGCATGTCGTCATGCACCCAAAGGCGGTTTAGTTCCATGTATTGCCGGTTGCCGGTTCCCTCTACCACTCGCCCACCGCTGCTGGGGTTCATTGCATAACCCCATTGCATAACACCCACTAAATCACGCCCGGAGAAAATACCCAGGTGAAGGTAGGAGTTATTAACAATGCGTTTGCTGTAATGAAAGTTGATGATAACGAGACGGGCCAACCAGACAGGAATTGTAGCGACATGCAGATCTGAACATCCGTACCCCACCGTTATACCGTCATAAACTACCGGTTCAGGCTTACCCACTGCGCGGGATGCGTTTTTGTAACTTAACTTTTTAATGGTCATATATACAGTATTCCGTTAGGATACCACCGCTGACGTTAGCAGGGTGGGCCTTGGTTATACTCATGACCGGAAACATGGGTGTAATGGCCTCTGCATGGTGCAAACATACCGGGGTCGCCCATTTCTAACGAGTGATAGATGATAGCCGCTTGACTCAAAAGGTCAGGCGGTTTTTTGTTGGGGGGCAGAAACAGAAAAACCCGCACAGATGGCGGGTTTCTTTTAATTTCGTCGCTTGCGTGTACAGCTCCGCGAGCTTATGTCCAAATCATATATTTTTTGTTCAAATAGTCAAAGTTTTTTTCTCAAATCTTTTCATATCTTTATCAAAGGCATCACTCATCGGGCGATAAAGCATATATTCGGCGGTATTAATCCATACATCAATACGGCGGCGACAGGTTGAAATGGAAAGCTCCGGGTGTGCCTCCTGCATTTCCTCCGCCATCGTGTAACGTTTCTTTTTATAAATATAATGCTGTTGCAGTATACCAATTAACCCAGAGGTCGATTGTAGAACCAGGCCAACAACCGAATCCATTAATAGCCCCTCATCATCCGTACAATAGATTAGATTACTGTGGGCCTTGGGATTGTTTAGGTCGCCAAATATCTCGAACAATTCATCTTTGGATAAGCCTGATTTTCTCAGTTGGCTAATAGCGGCTTTTAATGCGGCTTTAGTTATTTGTTGTTTTGCCAATAACCGAGAGAACACCCCCTGAGCGCCGCCCGTTTTGGCTATACGTGACCAGCGCCCCCACATTTTTAACTTACCCTTAAGCCAAATAAGCTCTAACGTATTGAGGTGTAATTCGTTGCCGTCTGCCCTACCGCACGTTGTCGGATAAATCATAATTTCCCCTCCTTTCTCAATATATTCTGTGTGCGCATAACACCCTCGGCGTGATATAGGCGTGCCGTGTCACCATCAATTAACCGGGTGCGGCGGTCGCATTCGTCATGGCATGCACAGCATCCCCATGCGGCCTGTTCATCAGAGGGTTTAATCCCGGTACCGCAGGTTCCTGCCAGCCGATAATGAGTGAGCACCACTGTTTCAGGGTTGCCATTGCACACACCCGGAATACGGATCTGGCACTCGCGGCCCCTTGCCTCTTTGCGTAAATTAGCCATGACACCCCCTAAGCCGCGTAGCTCATTAATTGACTGGCGGCGTTCTCCGCCTCAGATGGATGACTGAATGATTTACTGAGAATGAAAGTCCACAGAACATTCAGCACTGATTTGTATAAGTCGTTGAATTCCAGCTCGTCCATTTTCGCGAATGAAATAGAGCGAGGTTCGCGCAGAGTTGAGCCGTCCGGTAATTCGAACAGATCATAATGGCCGGATTCGACAGTTACCCAACGGCGAAAAGCATGGAATGATTTTGCGGTAGATAAGTTTGCAGCACGTTTACCGGCTACCAACGCCAGATAATCGTCAGCTATCTCATGAAGTACGCCCTCATTTCCAACATAGGAAATAAGTTGGCTTACATAGCCACGCAGGAATTTTAGTTCGAATGGTGATATCGCCCCGCCCTTTGGCTCCCAATATTCAAAGCCTAAGTTGAGCAACGAGAAGAATTTACGGTGAAACGGTGCATTACGCACACGTTTAAATTCGCCGGTGACAATAGTCCCCAGCTTGGTATTTTTGACAAAATCCTCAGCATCCGGCGTAGCCGGTACCAAGATCCCACCTGTTGATTTGGTAAAACTATACTGCGCCATTTCCGCCCCCGGATGTATGGCACAGCAGCACGATATTTAGGTTATCGGGTGTTCAGACCGATGTAGTCATTATATCAAATATTTTGTTCTTTGCGCTCTTTATGTTCAGCAACTACATCTTCGAAAGACTGATCAAATATACTCACACTATCTCTCTTATCTATAGTATAAAAAATGTCTGGGATCACACGGCGAGTATAAATTGTACTACCTATAGACTTTGGTTTTCTTTCATTTACAACTTGAGCCATGCTTTTCATCAATTCAGGATGCTTAGATATCTTATTCAAAATAGAAAGGGTTTCATTATATAATGTTTTGAGAAAATAAAACGCATCCTCTCTGTTAGGAATAATCCCTTTATGAATAAATGAATTTCTTTTATCTTTAATTGTATTCAATCTTTTATTAAATACATACGGTTCGTTAACTGATATTAAATACAAAAATAAAAACCCTCCAACCTGTCGTTCACTAGAGCCGGACACATCATTGAAATTAATATAATAATCTTCCATGCCAACTTTATGAGGAAATGTGAAAACTCTAATCATAAACTCTAGAAATCTTTCAAATGCAGCCCAAGCACTACTCGTAGACTCAATGGTATGCCCAGACAAGTAGGTGTCAATGGAGGAAGAAAATAGGATTTGAAACTTCTCATTGCTGATACCGATATTAATATCGTGTGATTCGTTACATAATAATTTAACCAATCTATCATCAAAGTAATCTATATCGTAACTAACTAAATGCTTGGATTTTTCTTTATTTATGTTTTCATTATAACATTTAGGGCAGATAGTTGATATTTTCATTTTTATCCTTTGCTAATATAAATAATATTTATAATTTCAACTCATGCCATCCGAAATGTTGCCAGCATTCTGAGTCACCAATTAACAAACAACCATCGGTCTCACCGGGTAGAACATCACCACATTTCCCACAGCGACGTTCTAACAGTTCCGCCATTTTTGCCTTAACCTCAGCATCATCTTTGCGGATCAGCATAGTGATATACTCATCCATGTCATATGGTTCCCGCTGCGGTCGTCTTAAAGCACAGTTCCGTTGTAACATTTCTTTCTCTTGCTGATCCAGTGTCACCATTAATTTATGGGTACCACTATCACGCTCTTTCTGACGCTGTAAGCGTTTACGGGCCGCAGCCCGCTCTTTGGTGTCAGTCATGCCGCCATCCTCCAGATACACAACTCCGGCATGTTAGCCCTTACCAGTGCCTCAGCGAATGGTGGCGGCACAGCATTGCCACATCTTGCTACTTGTTCAGATTTGGGCCAGAGGGTGCCATCAATATCGCGGTCAATAATGTAATCTGGCGGGAACCCGCTGGCGTTGTACAGCTCACGGGCAATCAGCATCCGCATGCAGATATCAACGATGATGTATTCGCCTACCGATAAAAATTGCTGCCGTGGTGCGGGGAATAAATGCCAGTCGTCCGGTGAATCGCTGAAATCATCCACCAGCCGCGCACAGTTCCAGGCGTTATAGCGTTGCTCGTCGGTCAGAGGTTCTACATCAAAATTGTTTTCCACCAAGCCAAAGCGTTCTTTGGTCGTCACCGCGTGTATCGGTTCTGAGAGATCTACTGAGCCACCGGTACCGTAATACTTGGTTAAAAACGCGTTAACCATCCCGACATGATTACCGCCGGCTGTTAAAGTCGGTACCGGTTCAGTGATAGGTTTACCATCGCGACATGTGCCGCGCAATTGCACTAGGTGAGATGTACAAAGCGCATGGTGATCAACCGTGGTAATAGTATGCAATGGCTGGTTAATCTCAATCCCAGCACCGGTATAATTGCCACCGTAATGCTTTACCAAATGGGCGGTGACCATACCCATGGCATGACCATTACCACCAGGGCGAACCGATGTACCGGCGGTGATTGTGGATAATGGCTCATCACATTGTTGGCCTATAGCGCCAGTTCTAAATTTGGTTATATGCGGTGCCAGTATTGCACTGGCTAACTGGCTTTTACCGCCCCCACCCGCCGTAACGGTACCCAGCGGTGCATTGATATCATTTGCCGTGCTATTGCCGAACTGACGCACAACCACCGGCGCAGCGATAGCAAAACCGTGGGTTCTGGTGATGGTCTGTAACGGATCGCGTAATGACTGCCCACGGAAGCAATCATATTTGGTTTTGGTGCTGGTGTGGTTGCACTTCACTGCATACGGCTCCAGCAATAAATGCTCGGCCTTGCTTGTAATTGTGGTTAGTGGCTGGTCTAGCGGATACTGCAGGCGGTCACCACCGAAACCAGTTTGGCCCAGCCGCACAATAAATGGATTAGGGTTATCAATAACAAACCGCTGCAACCCTTTGACGATGCGCCGCAAGGTATTATCAGCCAAATCCTTTTTGCGACCGAAAATAGAACGTGTTGGCTGGCTCCAGTCAATACACTCTGCCGCCGTTCGCCAAGGTTGCAGCATGCCGGAAAGCACATCAGTAGAGTTGGGTGCACCATGGCTTGGCTCTGGCCATACAACCGGTTCACCGTCGCATCGCCCAACCACAAACAGCCGCTTTCTGATGGTAGGTGTGCCGTAATCACAGGCTTTCATTTCCCTGTGGTCAACGCTATAACCCAGCCCAGAAACCAACCTTGCCGCCTCGGAGCCATTGATATCTATCTTCAAGAACTCACACACTTCGACCAATGCCGGGTGATTGGCATCAATCCCAGCACTCAGCATGCCAATAAATGCTTTGAACGTCTCTCCCTTACGGGCGGGGTCGGGTCGGTGATTACCTTCGCTATCCGTCAGAAGTGGCCCCCAGCCGCGAAATTCTTCGACGTTCTCCAGCATCAGAAAGCGGGGACGCACTGCTAGCGCCCAACGCAAGACTACCCAGGCTAAACCTCTGATCTCTTTCTTGACTGGTGTACCGCCTTTCGCTTTGGAGAAATGGCGGCAATCAGGACTGAACCAACCCAACAATACCGGCAAACCGCCCGTTGATATGAGCGGGTCAACACTGAAAATATCCTCAGGGTAATGCAACGTACGTGGGTGATTGATGGCATGCATCGCCATCGCCACAGGGTTATGGTTCATCGCGATGTGTGGTTCATAGCCTAATGCTTGCTTGATTCCCTCGCAGCTCCCACCGCCACCAGCAAACCCAACGACAACCAGACCATCCTGCAAATCAGGTCGTGCAACTGTGATTTCTTTGCGCCGCGCCCATGCATGAGCCGCCTTTTGAATGTTGCGCGGATCTTCCCGCGTCAAAAACATTTGGTTCATATTGGCCAGTAGCTGCTGTTGCTCTGGCTCACTCATTGGGTGAACAGGAATGACTGATGAGGCACATTGCTGAACTTCAGTAGGCCAGATCATTGTGCCCCCTCACGTAGTTTTGTTGCGAAATCAAGAATATTGGTAATCTCACCTGTATCTGCCATTACACCAACGTCAAAGGCTTGTACGTGACGGTATTGCGCAAATTTCTCAACACCGCTCGCCTCGACATCATTCAGAGCCAGAGTGGTTGCAGGGACATTAATTACTTCGTATAGCGCCTCAAATGCGTCCTCTTCATAATCGCCACATGACGGTATGCCATCTACCGTATTCAGGTGTCCTCTGTTGTAACCCGCGCTATACACATGGACGCAGGCTTGTTGGAGTACGGCATTTTCAGCAACAATTACATTATATTTCCCCTGCCACTCCAAGCACTCACGCTCGTAGTGCTTCGCTGTGCGCCGGTTCTTATTAGATAATGCCACCAGCTCCGCTATGCGGTCAGCGATGCCATTTAGCACCTCACTTTCACGCGGTTCTACTCTCTCGGCCGCTGAACGAATCGCAGCAATCATGCCATCGGTTGATATATTCATTTGGTCTCGCCTCTGTGGTCTCTACGGTCACGCCAGTAATTTAAGCGCTGTTTAAAAAATTCCCGATAATGCACCGGTACCCGTTCAATCGCTTCCAGTACGTGAGCGCGGTTTGTTCGGCGCTCGTACAGATTTTTGATTAAGCCGCTGGCTCTCAAATCAAGATTTAGCTTTTCTTGGTATTCCTGAGGCCAGAGGCAAATGTTGTACGGGAGTCCGGGCGGGAGATAATCCGATTGCCCGGCCATGGTTAATGTGCTAAGCGTACGTTACGCAGCAATTGATCTATCATTGATATCCGTAAGCAATACACCCTTTCCTTTTCATCAAAAGGCATGCGGGCGGATTTGGTGCGAGGTTCGCTTTTATGGCGTTTTACTTGCGTGTCAGAGAATCGGAAAAAATCCTCTGAGATACTGTTGAGGGTGTATTGAGTCTTTCGACCATTGCGGCGGGTAATGTCTGCATGAGGTGAGAGCACCATGCTTCTCACACGGATACGCAGAACGCTAATAGACATTTCAGCATTAGGGAATTTTAAAGCAATAGCCTCGAACATCTGGTTATAGTTCATGCTTTGGCCCAGCATAACGCTAGCCAGCTCACGGGTAGTTAGTTCACGTTTTTTCATGGTCTTGCCTCTTCTTGGGTGACTTAAACGCTGGTCAGGCGCGATTAAAATTTTGGTGTTGAATAGTGTTTTTCTTTGGCCGGTGGCCTTGATGCCTCTTTTGCAATTCGGCTAGCTTCCTTTGCCACCAGTTGATCCACAGGTAAAAAGTGGCCGTTTTTAAATTCCTGATAAACGGTGCCAGGCTCGCCAAATCTGTTTTTAGTCACAATAGCCTCGGCAAATCTTGCGGCCGGACTATCTGCGTTATAAACCGCCTCTCGATACAGCATGATGATGCTATCGGCGTCCTGCTCAATTGAACCGGAGTCTCTGAGGTCGGAACTGATTGGCCTGCGGCTACCCGGTGGCCGTTCATCTACTTTTCGTGATAACTGGCTAAGGGCAAAAATCGGGGTATTTATCCGACCGGCCAGTGTTTTTAATCCGCGTGAAATGATGCCGATCGACAGGTCATTACGCTCCGCCTTTGGTTTGGTAATCAGGCCAAGATAATCAACCATCACCATTCTCAGCTTTGGGTACCGGCGCTTGTGCGTTTCCGCTATGGCCCGTATCTGATCGATGGTCAGTTCGCTGGCATCAACAATCCAAATATCACGGCCATTCAATGCCTGTAGCGCGGAGTTAATACGCGCCCAGTCTTCATCACATAACGTTTTAGGGTCGCGCAATTTGGACACTGGCAAATTACCGGCCCCGGCAACGGAACGCTCCACCATCTGTAGGGAAGCCATTTCCATACTGAATATCAGCGCCCCGCCGCCGTTCTGTGTGGCACCCTCAACAATCTTTAATGCAAACTCAGTCTTACCCATTCCCGGACGCCCGGCGATGACAACCAAATCCTGAGGGTTAAAGCCGCCGGTTATTGCATCCAGCTCGTCAATGCCTGTATGCAAGTTCATTGACTCAATTTCACCATTCATGCGTTTATCCAGCATATCCATGTAGCCAGGCAACAAGTCGTTCAGATGTACAGGAATGATGCCGCCGCTATCTGCCGTCATATCAATTAGCTGTGTTACCGCGCCCTGTATCACCTGATCTCGCTGTTCCTGATTGTTCGCTCCCCGGATACCATCAGCCGCAGTCTGAAATAGCCCGGTCATGGTTCGGCTGTACCAGGTCTTACGAGCGTGTGCTGCATATCCTTTCAGGTTCGCCACGTTGCCCGGCATACGGACAATTTCAGATAACGTCGCCAGGCTACTACCGCCCAACGCCTCACTGACGAACAGGACATCGATCAATCCCTTGGTCAGTGCCTGTTTTCTAATTTCCGCGTAGGCAGAACGATAAATCCTGATGCTGAATGCTTCTTCTGGCAGGGTGGCAATCACTTCCAGCGCATCTGGCGTAGAGCCGCCGTACAGCAGGCCGGATAGAATTGCGGCTTCTAACTCTTGAGGTTTCATAGCGCACCATCGCGGGTTTTTCTCAACACATCCGGCTTCATCAAATAATCAAAATTGGCGCGCCAGTGCGTACCATCATCACCACCGAAATAAAATACCGGTGCCTGTTCGCGGAACGCCTCGAAGTAGCCCTGAAACGCTTCAAGGTCTTTGGTTTTGAGGTATTGGAGTAATTCGCGGATAGTATGCTTACGGTCTTGATCGATTTCAGCCGGTGGCAAAACATCGCTGAACACACGGTTGTACGCAGCAACGACCGCATCGCAATCAATCCGCCCTGCGGATTCAGACCATGCACGGGCATCGGCCAGATAACCATCAAACCGATTCACACGGCAGATACTCGCAGGTTTGGCATACTTGCCGTTGCGGGGTTTCCATGTGCTGACCACCCAGTGGGTCACCAACTGCAAATCAGCCAGCGCGTAGGCTTTCCGTGACTTGGTTGACGTCAGCAAGGTCTCAAATGGCCCAGGGTCTTCACATCGGGTGTGGGTGAGTTCGTTGTAATACGCCAAAGCCCTTTCAGCGTCAGCGAGAATATTTTCGGTTACCCCTTGAGGGGTAAGGGGTATATTTGGATCTATGACTGGTTCAAAAGAGTGACTGGTTCTGGGTGCAGCATTTGCACCACTAACCGGTGCACCATTTGCACCAGAGGGTGCAGGAGATTCACCATAGGGTGCAGCATTTGCACCAGCGGAATTTAAGCGCAGGTGATAAACATTTGAGCGATTTAAGCCATTTTCAGATTTACGCTCTTCAATCCTAACCAACCCATTTTTTACCAGTTTTTGGATATGATTCTGTACTGAGCGTTCGGATATTTCACACTGTTCAGCAATGTAGGGAACCGATGGCCAGCACTCGCCCTGATCGTTCGCATTATCAGCTAATTTTATCAGCACCAATTTACGTAATGGGTTGCCAACTTTGATGCTCATGGCCTTAGCCATTAGATTCATACTCATAGTCAGATCCCCAGCGCTTCGGCTATTTGCCGACAGGCAGACTGATAATCGTCAGCTGATAGGTTCATCAGGCGCAGGTCTGCTTTCTTCTGCTCGTACTGTTCCCACACGCTATATGCGGCCACCTGACGCCCTGCAAAAATTGGCGCTACGTCAGCCATGCTTGCTGGTTGGCCGTTTAGCCTGAACCCATTGCACCAGGTAATTTTGTCGATAGATGTAAGCATTGGTCTTGCCTCTGTTTTAGACGGTGGTCAGCCGGTGGTGTTGTGGTCTGATTGCGTGAAGTGCCGCAACAGCGCCTGATATTCTTTGTGACATGTCACAGCCATCTAATAGAACCGCGCTAATTGCTGCGGCAAACTCTCGGCTGGCAATCGAAACCAAATAATTAACGGTCTCGCCATTCACTCTGGCCCGCCGTTCTGCCGGGAGTGCAGCTTTAAGTACCGGTGATAATTCCAAGACCTTTCGCATTGATGCTTTTGAATCCCCGCGCAGCCAGCGAAATAACTGCTGCCGGTTGTTGTTGATAGATTTCCAATCAGCGCCGCCCTGCCCGTTTTCAATGGGAGTGAGACGAACTGAACCTGTGTTGATATTGAGCAAGAAAAACATTCTGCTGATCTCGATAGCTACATGCTCCTGCCCCCGCTCTGACGCCCACGCCTGAACTTCGGCTTTAAGGGCTTTGATTTGTTGTTCCACGTTGCGTCTCCTGTCGCCGAAAATTGATTATCGATAATCAGATTTGTGTGTGGGGTTTGGTTAAGCTTCTGTCTCACCCGGCAATCCATCATTTGGATTCGGATAAATATCCGGAGCAATCTCATGCGGTGTAACTTTCCAGCCAAGACATGCACAGAGTTTAAAAACTTTTTTTGGGGGTACACCGTTTTTAAACCAGAGATTTACCGTTTGAGGTTTTTCCTCAACACGACGTGCAATTTCTGATTGATTGGCGATATTGGTAATTTTTTGCTTAGTTTCAGGTGTCATGATTCCTCCTTGTTGTTTACAAGCAAATCTTACAATTTCAAATCATAATAATCAAGTTTTTCTTGAAATGAAAGCTACAAGGAATACTTGTAGTATCTTCTGTATGGAAAAAAGTAAAAATATGACTTCAGCAACACGTATATCCCAGTTACTGGCGGAAAAAGGTTGGAATCAATCCGACTTAGCTCGCCGACTTAGCGTTACTCCTCAGTCGGTTCAGTTCTGGGTCAGTGGGAAAACATCACCGCGTGGCAAAAGCCTAGCGGCGCTTTCGGCTGTTTCTGGATATCCTGAACACTGGTTTTTAATGAAGGACCCTAGCGGGACAGAATCTGGTTCAACAGCTACTCACGAGATAAAGGGGCCACCATCAAATCACAGTCAGACTTACCGAGTTGAGTTTCTTGATATTGAAGCTAGTGCTGGTCCTGGAATTATCACTAAGGGAGAGTTTGTAGAAACCATCCGCTCTATCGAGTATACGAGTGAAGAGGCTAGAAATCTTTTTGGCGGACGACCGAGCTCAATAATAAAGATGATTACAGTCAACGGCGACAGCATGCAGGGAACCATTGAAGTTGGTGATCAGATTTTTATTGATACACATATAAATTACTTTGATGGTGATGGTATATATGTCTTTGTATATGGGCAGACTCTTCATGTTAAAAGACTGCAAATGCTCAAAGATCAGTTACTCGTTATTTCTGATAATGCAAAATATCGAGAATGGTTTATCAACGAAAGTGACCAAGACCAATTCTTCGTTACTGGTAAAGTCCTATTAAGCCAATCTCGCGCTTACAAGAGACATGGTTAACCCTAACACTCCCCGCATTTCTAAGTACTAAGCCGATATAATATCGGCTTTTTTTACTCAAATAACCTCCAGAACCTATAAATACAATCGGCATTTACAAGTTTCTCTTGTTATTTAATACAAAATATAATTACAAATACCGCTTGATATATTCAATTAATACTTGTAATTTATCCTCATCAACACGGCACAGCAGCCGATGCGAACAGGCAGGACGCCCACGAAGTAGCTGCCGGTGGCATACGAAACACCGGATGATTCGCAAGTTTAGGTTAGTACGTTCTGGCAGCCGGGAAGACGGCACGGGGATATGTTATGAAGGCAACCAAAAAGCAAGTGGGTAAATTCCAGATCCAATATCGCTACTTTGGATATTGGGCTAACGGAAATACTTACCCAACGCGCAAAGAAGCTGATGATTACGCACGTAATACTGGGCGGGATTATCAAGTAGTCAAAGTACGGTAATAACAGAATTTGGGCTGTTGCACTGGAGGAGAACCCCGCGCCAAGGCTCGGCATGATTACCACGGCGCAGCAGCCCAAACCTATAACGTAGCCACAGCGAGAAAATGTGGCGAGGCAAGACCAAAAACTGACCCGCTGGCCCGGCGTAATGGGCACCAAATTACAGATGTAAAAAAACCCACCGAAGTGGGCTTCTTTACCCCGGGTCACCGACCAAAGTTAACCGGGAAGCTAACGGGGACCAACCCGTTAACAGAGGCAAGACCAACGGCTTACGCCATCGACCTTAAAACCAGTATATCAGGAGTTGCTATGACAGCACTACAGTTAACTGCCACGCTCTACATACACACCAATCCATATTCAAGAACGAAAGATGACCGCTTTATTGTCCATGCGTGTGACATGTCACATTACTCAGAAAAGTGCGTGTTACTCGAAACTCGCGAAATTACGATTACGTTTAACGAGCCTGACCCTTTTGAAATTATCAGTAAAAAGGTTGATTCACTCCGTAGTCAGAAAGAACAAATCGCGGCGGAGTCGCATCGGAGACTATCCCTTATTGATGATCAGATTCAGGCGTTGCTCTGCATCGAGCACACCACTCCAGCGAACGTATCTGACTGTACCGAAATTCCTTTTTAATTAGCCATATATCAAGACCAAAAACCGTTTGAAAACCAAAGAGGCAAGACCAACATGACTGTATTTATTTGTTTATTCGAGCCGAAAAAAGCGGCTCTCAAAAATGGGGCTATACCACTGGTTATCGCGCTGGAGGCCATAAATAAGAAAATGGCATCTGCACTGGCCATTGGTAAATTGTGGGAAGCCTACCCCGCAGCCGGTGATAACTTTACTGATCCGAAAATCTGTGAGGATGCTGTCGGCCAACCGCGTGGCCGCATCGGCCAATTCGATGAGCAGTTCGCACAGGATAATACTTTTGATGGCAAAGTATGGACGCCTAATGCGGCCCCGCTGCCTAACGAGGGGGTAAGAGAGGACAATGCTACGACTCCGGTAGACTTCAACAAATTGGGTATTGGAGCCAAAGTTGGGAGCGTAATATTGTACGGTGCGCGTGACATTGATTCACATGAGCTATCACTTGTGTATGACTTAATTAATGACGACGACGCTGAACCAGAAATAAGTTCGATATACATGGCACTCACCTGTATTCCTGCAATTGGTGCGATGTATCCGCAGTCAATTAAAAAACTTATTGATGCCATAAATAAGAAATTCCCCAAAATACCTGGGTTCAGGGATGTGCGTAACTTTGCTGAAAAATGGGTTAATGAACCCAGCAATCGTGACGAGTTAACCGGGACAAAAAAAGTTACTCATATAAATACACCTGATCTTAATTCGTCAATTAAACGTAGCTTTGAGCACACATATAAAACGCTTGATCTCGAAGTTGCTCTCGCATTGGTGCCTGCTGATTTTAACTGCTGGGAAATACACTCAGCAGAAATGAAGCAAGCAAAAGAGCTTATGGATGGTAACGACGAAGCATGGCGCAAATGGTCCACAGAATTTCGCGTTCGCAATAATGCGTTATCTATTCCACGCGAAACTATCTTTGAAGTTGTCCGTGCGGGCAAAGAGAAACCTATCTTCCTGACGGACGCCGCAGCTAGAAAAGAATTTATCTCACAGTGTCTCGCTGTCAAGGGGCCGCAACCTGCAGTTAAAAATTTGGGTGACGGTAAGTTCTCAATTGACGGTCTAGTCGGTGGTGAACCACAACCAGCGGCAAACAGTGAAACCAAACTGGCTCTGGTTGCCAATTCTGAGCTAGAAACTGAAACAAAACCGCCAATCATTGCAACAGAACAGGAAAATCCTGCACAGGAACCTATCACTGATAATGTCGCTCAGCAGGCTAAAGAGACATTGGATCAGTTGGGCTACAGCGTTTACGCCTCAACTGATGAGAAACCAGCACAATCAGAAATAGCCGCCGAAATAACGCAGCCAACCGAAGCGGCAACAGTTGAGGTCAATACAGATACGTTCCAACAACGAGCATCCCAAATTGATAATGACATTTCGAAACTATCAAAAGCCTCTCAAGATAATTTATGTATTTGGAAATTAGTACAACGCACTGACCCGGCGAGAACAAAGCGCAAAGATACAGAAAAGAACGGCAAAATCATTCGCTCTGTGACCAGCATCAACCCAACTTATCAAGCGATGAGAGCAACCGAAATTTTTGGGCCTTTCGGCAGTGGTTGGGGAGTGGATATTATCAGCGAAGATTTTGTACCCGGCATCCCATTTATGGAAGCAATCCTCGACAGTAATAACCGCGAAATTGGACGTAAACCAATGCGTGACGGTGACGGAATGATCCTCCGTACATCGAACCACACCATGCGAATTGAATTGTGGTACCGCCTCGGGGAAATGCGGGGAAGGTTCACAGCATTCGGCCATACAAAACATATTTATCAAAGCACATATGGGTTTACTTGTGATGATGAGATCAGCAAGAAAAGCCTGACCGATGCCACTACCAAGGCATTAGCACAGCTTGGTTTCAGTGCTGATGTATTCATGGGTATGTTTGATGATGCTGAATATAACGCTGATAACAGCCTCGAGTTCAGCATTATAAACGCTAGCAATAAAGCAGAGGATTCAGTCCGTTTACGCGAAGAGCTGGATGATAAATTTAAAGCCAACACCGAAACAATGCGCTCCGCTGTGACAGTAAATGAAGTCAATAAAATTTGCTCAACGTTAACTCGCGTGATGGATGCTCACATTAAAAATGCCAAGGCTATTGGTGATAAAGAATATGAGAAATATTTGACTGGCCGCTTGCGCCGGCTGAATGAAATTAAAGCTGAATGCCTGATCAAATTTGAAGATACTGCGGAGAAAACATCATGAGTGTACGCACTATAGATTTAGCTTTCGACCGTAAAAAGTTTCTTGAATTTGTGGAAACATCTGACGACTTAACCCCCGAAATGATCGCAGATACATTGGAAGCGATCGAGGGTTCGTTGGGGGATAAGCTGGATTCGGCTATGGCCGCTGTTCGTCATATCGAGGGGCAGGCTGAAATTTGCGACAAAGAATCAAAGCGCCTAGCCGGGCGCAAAAAAAGCCATCAAACAAGCGCCGGGCAATTACGCGACTATATGCTTCAGTGCCTTGTCATGGCTGAAATGAAGGGGTTAAAAACGACGCAAAACACGTTTACGGCTGTTAAAGGGCGGGAGAAGTTAGTGGTCGAAAATGTGGAATCACTACCTGATGATTATGTCGATGTCGCCAGCCAAATTATCTATACCCCTAAAGCTGATGAAATCAAGAGCGCCATTAAAAAGGCCATGGAAGAGGCTGAGGCTAAAGCACTTGAGGAAGGTAAAGAGATCAGCGAGGTGTTTAAAAACCCAATACCAGGTGCGCGCATTGAAATTGGACCAAGATCTTTGCAGGTTCGTTAATTTATTCAGCCCCGGACCAACGGGGCATTATTGAGGCAAGACCAATGCTAAGAAAGACACAAAAGCGGCACGAGCTGGCGTATATAACACTTCCAGACGGGCGAACAGGAACTATCCACACTGATCGCCGCTGTGATGTTAACTACGATTTTCCGGTAGATGTTCGTATTAGCGGCACCCCACCACAAGAAGTTACTGAAAAGTTGATTTTGCTTAATCAGAAATAATGAGACGGCCCCGCTAGCATGGTGGTAAACCAACACTAGGGAAAACCACCATGCAGCCATGGCAGCCGGGCAAACGCCTATTGACCGACTTCGATATTAAGATTGGCAAGTTATCAGCCAGCGCACGCAAACAGCAACTCACCGACCAAGATATACAGTGGGCATGTTCTGAGACCGACAGAGCAATCGCACGAATAATACAGAGGCAAGACCATGAGAAACAACACGACGCAAAAAAAAATAGCCGCCCTCCATAAGGCTCAACCCAACTCATTGAAAATCAGTCTCAAAGAATGGAATGAGCAACAGCCACGAAAACGATGCATGGAAACAGTGAGGCGCTGGGCGCGCGCTGGCATGCTTTACCCTGCACCGGAGTTTGACGGATATGAGTACCTGATAGATTCTGCGGCCGTAAAGCATGATCCCCGCAACTCCCAGAAAATAAACATAGTAAGCCTCATGGAGAGAGTTAATGGGCCGACCACGCAATCACGCCAATCGCGGGCTACCGCCAAACTTATACGTAAGAAATAACGGCTATTACTGCTACCGAGACCCAAGGACGGGTAAGGAGTACGGGGTTGGCATTGATAAACGCGAGGCTATCAATCAAGCCGTAGAAGCAAATATGCAATTAATATACCCGGACATAATAAAACTAGTTGATCGAATAAACGCTGAAAACACAATGACATTTCATGAATGGCTAGATCGCTATTATGAAATTGTTAATACCAGGGGATTAAAGAAAAGCACACTTGTAAATTATAAAAGCTGGATAGGTATTTTTAGAACATCATTCAATAATTCCAGTTTAGCCAGCATAACAACAAAAGATATTGCTGGATTTATTAACACTCAAGTAAATCAAGGCAAGTCTGCCAGTGCAAAATTAATGCGGGGTGCATTGCTTGACCTATTTCGAGAGGCAATCTCCGAAGGTCATATTAATGCTAACCCGGTCGAAGCAACAAGAACCCCAAAGGTTGAAGTCATGCGATCCAGGCTGACATTAGAAAACTATAAAATAATCAGATATTCAGCCAATGAGCTACCTCCGTGGGCTGGGCTAAGTATGGACTTAGCACTTATAACCGGGCAGCGACTTGGTGATATATGCAAACTGAAATGGGAAGATATTCACGATGATAAATTATGGATAATACAGAGGAAGACACAAGCAAAATTATCAATACCTTTATCAATAAGCATCAACGGTATCGATTTGCGATCAGTGATCGATAAATGCAAATCGCTGTTTGGTAATACAGATTTTGTACTTTCAACAAATAGAGGGGGATTTGTAGCTGAGAGGACTATGACAGAGGGGTTTATGAATGCGCGCCTGAAGTCTGGACTTCAATGGAAAGGAAAACCGCCATCTTTTCATGAGATAAGAAGTTTATCCGCAAGACTGTATACTGACGCCAAAGGTGGCGAGTTCGCCCAACATTTATTAGGCCACAAATCAGCACAGATGACCGCTAAGTATCAAGATAGCCGTGGTAGTGAGTGGGATGATATTACTATATGA